AGACCGCCTCAACCTAGGTCTTGATGATTGTTTGAAGCGTGAGTTCGGTTACCACATGGTCAAGGGTGTTGGTAAAGAGGTAGAGGTTTATTCTTTTGATGAGGTAGCAACCTATGCCGGTCTTGATGCCGAGTGGACCTGGAAACTGTGGAATAAGTATGCGGGTAAACTAGATACCGACAACCTACGTGGATTATTTAATCTTGAGATGGATGTTCTTGAAGTTATCTGTACTATGGAACTACGTGGCGCAGATATAGATGTCAATGAGTTAGAAAAGCTTAAGGCTAACTTAGAGCTGCAGCTAGAAACTACCAAGGCTAACATCTATAAGTTTGCTGGCAAAGCATTTAATATAAACAGTGTTCCTGAGAAACAGCGTATCCTATTCTCTAAGAAAGCAGATGGTGGCCGAGGTCTTCGTCCAAAAGTTCTAACACCTGCCGGTGAAAAGCGTATAGAAGCTGGCTCTGAACCAAGTGTTTCTGATTTCTCTGTAGCAGAACCTGCACTAAAGATGTTTGCAGGCAAGGATGCATTAGTAGACGAGATGCTTAATTACTCGGATCTAAACAAGCTTCTAACTACCTATGTAGTTCCTTATCTTGGCGGAGATATTACCCGTACATTGTTGGGTAAGTCGAAGACTGTTGCTAAGAAAAGCTTATTACTACGTGGCCGTATCCACACAGATTTTATTCAGTACGGTGCAGAGACTGGTCGTTTTTCTAGCCGTAACCCTAATTTGCAGAACGTACCTAATCCACGCACATCTAACGGTAAAGCAATCCGTAACCTATTTGTTGCACCAGAAGGAAGTAAGCTTGTAGTAGCTGACTACTCTCAGATTGAACCTCGTGTTCTGGCTTCCTTTAGTGGAGATAGAATTATGTGTAACGCATATCTTAACCAAGAAGATATATATACAACAATCGGTAATACTGTCGGGGTAGACCGCAGTGCTGCTAAGACTCTAGTACTTGCAATGATGTACGGTGTGGGTCCAGATAAGATTGCAGATTCAATTGGGGTTTCTGTTAACGAGGCACGTAACCTACTAGATGCATTTATGGTCAAGTTCCCATCTGTAGCTAAGTACAAGAAGCAGGTTATTGCTGATAGCCGTAGACGTGGCCCGGTTCCCTATGCCCTAACCTATCTAAACCGTCGTAGGTATATCCCTGACCTTAGATCAAATGTAATGTGGCAACGTTCTAGAGCAGAGCGTCAAGCCTTCAATACCGTCATCCAGGGGTCTTCGGCAGATCTTATAAAACTTGCTATGATTAGGGCACATAAGTTGATCCCGGATGAGTCAAGTTTGATCCTGACCATTCACGATGAATTAGTGACTGTTACTCCAGATCATTTAGCTGAAGAGACGGCCGCAGCTATTCGTGAGGCTATGGAAGGTATTAAAGCTCTTAATATCCCAATGATCGCAGATGTAAAAACGGTTCAACGTTGGGGAGAAGCTAAATAATGTTTTGGAAAAAGAAACCAAAAACAAAGCACATACGCATAGATCACCCTACTCTGCCTGTTTTAATACGTCAAGTTATCTATGACACTATGCTAATGCCTGCAGAAGAGATCGCATGTATTATGGGTTTGCCACCTATTTCTGACGATGTTGCAGAGATGGAAGAGCGCGAGAGCCAGAAACGTTTAGAAAGATTTGCTACCTTAATTCCCTTTATAGATTCGCATGCTGATATTGCAGCCAAGATTGCTGCTTCAGCGTACATGATTGAAGACGAAGAAGAAGAGTATGAAGAGTTAGGTAAGCTTGGCATAGAAGATATAGAGCAATTAACAAGGCTCTTTAGGCTTGTTGCACTATCTTCTTCTGTGTCTTGTGTATCAACATTATTAAATCTAGGACTTATAAAGTCATTGGCGGTGGATGATGAGTAGTAATTGGTGGGCTAATAAATTAGGTGGGGCTCCAAGTCCTACCTCTACTCCAGCTACTACACCCCCGGCTGGTAATGTGTACATAGCAACTCCTGGTGCACCAAACACACCAGTAAGCTATGATCATAATCAAGATCAACTAGTAACAAAAGCACAGAGTGCTAGGGCTTCTGATCGTTGTCCGGCATGTTACTCAGGAAACTATATGGCTTCACCTGCGGGTGGGCGTATGCGTTGTTACGACTGTGGTTATCCAATCGTTCAACAAGGCTCAGGACTTTCAGGTACAGGAACCGGTAATGGTCCTGTAGTGGCATCAAAACAAGTAGGACAAAGTGGCGGGTTTAATCCAACAACAATCGTAGGGAGACTAGAGTAATGGCCGTTATCAATTCAGAAGCACTTAAGGTTGTAGCAAACATTAATAAGAAGCTTGGTGCAGGAACAGTTGTAACCGCAGATAAGGTTCGACTACCGGAACGTATTACAACCGGATCTCTAACACTTGATGTTGTACTGGGTGGTGGCTGGCCTATGAATCACTGGGTGGAATTAGTTGGTGAAGCATCCCACGGTAAGACAGCATTAGCTCTTAAGACTATTGGTGCTAATCAAAAGCTTAACCCTGAGTTCACTGCTGTATGGATTGCTGCTGAAGCATTTGATGCACAGTATGCAGAGCTTTGTGGGGTAGACACACAGCGTGTTATCCTTGTAGAAACTAATAGTATGGAGGATGCTTTTGATGCCGTTATCCAGTTCATGGAAAGTAAAGCTGTTGACATGGTTGTTGTTGATTCTCTCCCCGCTCTCGTTCCTTCAGCGGAAGACGAAAAGCACATGGAAGAATTCACTGTGGGACGTGGAGCTCTCATCACGAACAAGTTCTTCAGAAAAGTAGCTTCAGCTACAAAGCGTGACCTAGTAGAGGCAGAACGTCCAGTACTAGGAATTATGATTAATCAGTATCGTATGAAAATTGGAGTTATGCATGGAGATCCTCGTACCACGCCAGGTGGTCTTGGAAAAGACTATGCCTATAGTATCCGAGCAGAGGTCAAGCGTGATGACTGGCTTGAGGTTGGCACTGGACAAGATAAGCGTCGTGTTGGACAGACTATCCGAGTTAGAACCATTAAGAATAAGACCTTCCCACCACAGCAAACAGCGTATCTAGACTTCTACTTCTCAGAGGGTGGAGCAATTGATGCGGGTGGTTTTGATACCGGTAAAGAGATTGTGGCATTGTCCATTCTTAATGGTATTGTAGATCGTCGTGGCGGTTGGATGTATTACGGTGACCGTAAGTGGCAAGGTGCTCAAGCACTTATTGATTCTCTACGAGAAGAAGTAGATCTAAGAGATGAGATTAGCCGTGCTGTAATGGACACATTAAAGTCAGGTCCAGCTCTTATGATCGAAGCAGTTGATGAAGAGTGAAGGACAGAAACAATCTCTAAAGCATGAAAAGCGTTTAGAAAAAATAGCAGGTGGTAAGCGCAGTGCCGCCTCTGGTGCATTTTGGTCTCGTAAAGGAGACGTCAGAAGTGACGATCTCCTTATCGAGCACAAGTGGACTGGTAAGAAGTCAGTGACTATTAAGTCAGAGGTACTTCAAAAGATTACAAAAGAAGCAATACTAGATAGCCGTACTCCGGTTCTAGGGCTTCACCTTGATGGTGAGAATTACGTCGTTCTTTTAGAGGAGGATTTTTTTGAATTACGTAATTCTATAAGAGGTGAATAGTGCGTTACAGCGATGACCCCAGCTGGACTTGGCGATATGAAGCAAAGTGTCAGGGAGAAGATACGGAGATATTTTTTCCACCACGAGACAAAGCTTTATATAAGCCTATAGCTGATAAGGCTAAATCTATCTGTTGGGGTACAGATGGTAAGCCAGAATGCCCGGTTAGACAAGAGTGTCTAAAGGAGGCTATAATGAATAATGAGCTACACGGAATCTTTGGTGGCATGTCGCACAGAGAACGCAACGCAGCTCAGCGCAAGTATGAGAAGCAGGGGCTCACTCTTAATGAGTGGTTGGAGAAAGAGGGCAGAAAGTATGGCAAAACCTAAGACTATCGCCAGCAAAGATTTAAAAGCATTCCTTAATACAAGTAAGCGAGAGACTCGTTTGATGGGTGCAGTAGAGCGTCACGTACTCTCTAAGCCCTTTGATGATCGTGATATGAGCTACATCCATCCTTCTGATATTATTAAAGAAGACTGGTGCGCTCTTGCTCAGTACCACGCTGTAACTGGTAACTATACAGAGACACGTGACAAAACCACAGCTCGCCTCGCATCTATTTTTGCAGAAGGCCATATCATCCATGCTAAGTGGCAAGACTGGTTTAAAGAAATGGGTGTTCTTTACGGTATGTGGGGAGACTCTACCGGCACTTCTTGGGCTGTCTCTAAAGACATACATAAGAGTGTTCAGTATAGAGAAGTACCACTACGTAGTGACAAGCATATGATGCGTGGCCACGCCGATGGTTGGATTAAAGGCCTAGGCGATGATTGCCTTATTGAAATTAAGTCTATTGGTTCAGGAACCTTACGCTTTGAAGCACCGGCAATTCTTCAGCAAGCTAACGGAGATATAGAACAGGCTT